GCGGACAAGCTATTGCCTATCAAACAGATATAAAATTAAGAGCAAAAACATTCAAGCCATGGGTGACAGGAACAGATAATACCCAAATTGGTCAAGAGATAGAATGGCAAGTGGTTTGTTCTGCATTAGGAGCGCCAGGAGCAACAGCAACATCTTATATCAGATATGGCCAGGGTATAGATAAACATACAGAACTAATCAATCTTGCTTGTGATTTAGGAGTAATTAATAAGGGCGGCGCATGGTATACTGTGTCCTGTGTAGAAGATGCTCCGAAACTACAAGGAGTAGAAAAGGTCAGAGCATTTTTATTAGAAAGTCCCGAAGCTTATTCAAAAGTTAATGCTAATGTAAAAGAACTCTTGGGATTAAAATGACAATCAGAGATCTTGACGATCACATTATTAATTGGAATCTTACTGGACATATAGCCAAAGGGAGATTACAAAATAAATCTTCTCTGCATTTATTGGCCAGAAAAGTAATTGTTCAAAGATTTCCTACATTGCAAATCCTAGAAGAAGTGCCGATTCCATTAAGAAGATCAGAAACATTATATTTAGATTTTTATTTACCTTTAATTAAAACATGCATAGAAGTACATGGCGAACAACATTTTAAATATGTTCCGTTTTATCATCAGACCGTATTAAATTTCTTAAAGTCGAAGAAAAGAGACCAAGAAAAACAAGAATGGTGCGAAAAAAATAACATATCTCATATAGTATTTTCGTACAATGAATCCGAACAAGAATGGAGCAAAAAAATCAATGACGAAAACAGCTAAAGAAGAATTGCAGTACTGGGATAAAATCTTAGATGAATACGAAAAAACTTTATCTTTTCCGGAGTATGGTGCTGGATGCTCTGTAAGCGAAAGCGAAATTAATGGATATTTATCGATGACTCGTGATGAAATAGAAAAATTGAGTCCAGAAGATTGTGCCCAAATTTCTTACAGGCTTTCTCAATTTGCTTTTCATGTACAAAGAAGTCTCAATAGAGAAATTGCTAGGTATAATTGGTCTGATGAGACAACAAAAGAAACAATAGCAGATGAAATCAACAATTATAAAGGATATGGTTATATAGAGAAATCTTTACAAGCCATTAAACATAATGACAAAGCTACGTCTCTAAATAATATAAAGAAGTATGCGAAACAGAGAATGGACAGACTGTCTTATATCGCCAATAGTATAAAAAATCTGTCAGATATTATGTTATCTATTCAAAAAACAAAGGTGAAACATGCCTCTTAAAGATGATGATATTAAACAGCTTATAGCTATTTTACAGAGAGGTCTATCTTCAGACGAACAAAGTAGTGAAACTCAGCCAACAAAAACAGTTAAGGCTAAAAGAAGAAAAACTAAAGAAGTTATTGTTCATCAAACAGATGAAGAGACGGATACAAAACCGAAACGTATAAATAAATTCGATAAGATGGCCGAAAAAGATATGCATAAGAGCGACTCAAAAATTGATCAATTGCTCTGCGTACACCCTCCTACTATTAGAACTAGAGAGTTCGAGCCGATCAAGGTTCGGTGCAGGGTTTGTCAGAGACTAGAATCTATAAATCCGGTACTACTTCATGACTCTCCAGATAGATATAAATGTAACAGATGTTCTGGAGCCCCAGGTTAAAATGATTTTGTGTGATCCGTCGGCAGAAAGAGCCGTTTTGAGCTGCATCTTGCAATATGGAGATAAAGCTTATTTGGAAGTTAATGATATCATATCCAATGATACGTTCACGATAGATAGTAATCAGCTCATATACAGCTGTATAAAGCATATTTTTAGTCGAGACTTATCATCAACTATAGATATTGCCTCCATATATTCTGCAGCACAAGATCTTGGTTTTAGCCACATTCTTAATAAAAAAGAAGAAGCTCAACACCTTAAGGCTATAAAAGATTTTCCTGCAAATTTGTCCAATATCAAGCAGTTTGCTGTCAAAATCAAAAAACTGGAGATTGCCAGATCTCTACATTCAGAATTGGGAAGAGTTCAAGAGAAGCTATTAGACGTTAATGGTACAGAGCCTATCTCTTCTATTTTATCTATTGCTGAGGATGTTTTATTTGAATTTGGATCGAATTTATCTAATGACAATGAACCATATCATATCGGAGATGGTCTAGAAGATTATATCGAATATCTCATTAACAATCCTGTTGACCAAATAGGTATATCTAGTGGATTTCCTATTTATGATCAAGCTATAGGCGGAGGATTTAGAAAAGGTACCGTCAATATAATAGCAGCTAGACCCAAGGCTGGTAAATCTATGTGGGCAGACAATGTTGGGTATTATGTTGCAAACAAGTTGGGTATTCCTGTTTTAAACATGGACACAGAAATGAGCAACAAAGACCACATACATAGAGTTATGGCTATGATGACCGAAATAGAAATAAATAATATAGAAACAGGAAAATTTGTAGAATCTCCGAATCAAAACGAAAAAATCAAACAGGCAATAGAGGATCTTAAGAAAACAAAACTATATTATAAATCTATAGCCGGTAAACCTTTCGATGAACAATTAAGTATCATGCGAAGATGGATATGCAAAGAAGTAGGATTAAATTCTGATGGAACAGCAAAAGATTGTCTAATAATATATGACTATCTTAAGCTCATGGACAGTGCTGGCATTTCGCAAGACCTGAAGGAATATCAGTTGCTAGGATTTATGATGACAGCACTGCATAACTTTGCAGTTAAATACCAAATACCTATTTTGGGTTTTATTCAGTTAAATAGAGATGGAATCACAAAAGAAAGTACCGATACTGCAAGCGGATCGGACAGAATCATTTGGCTTTGTAGCAATTTCAGTATCTTCAAAAGAAAATCAGATGAAGAAATCGCAGAAGATGGTGGCAAATCTGGAAATCGAAAACTCGTACCTTTAATTAGTAGACACGGCGGATGCTTGGATGATAATGACTATATCAACTTTAATTTAAAAGGCTGGTGTGCCAAAATTACAGAAGGTCAAACAAAATTGGAAATTTCTGGCGGATTAACAACACAAAAGGATGGGTTTATAATTGATGAAGATAATGAAGAAGAAATACCGTTCGTATGATCAAAGAAGACTTAAGATTTTATCAGATAGGGTTTGTGATGATATCGAATCATTACTTCAGTACTTTCATATAGAATCAAAAACCTATTCAAAAATGATTTCTATGAGCTGCCCTATTCATGGAGGAGATAATAATGCTGCACTAAATCTATATCCAGAAGGAGATAAATATAGAGGAAACTGGAAATGCAGAACTCATCATTGTGAAGAAATTTTTAAAGGATCAATTATAGGCTTTATTAGAGGAGTTTTATCCCATAATGAGCATGGATGGTCAAAAGATGGCGATGAAATGGTTTCATTCGATGCCGCACTTGCTTTTGCAGAAGAATTTGTTGATCAAAAATTGGATGAAATAAAAATAGATAAGAAATTAATAGAAAAAACTAATTTTGTTAATACTATTGGTTATATTAATACATCAACAAAACCATCAAATGTATTGATTAACAGGAGCAAAATTCAAAAATCATTAAGTATACCATCTAAATATTTTATTGAAAGAGGATATTCCGAAAATATACTCAAAAGATATGACGTTGGAGATTGTTTATCTGCAAATAAAGAAATGTCTGATAGGGCTGTTGTTCCTGTTTACGACATGAATTATAATTATATGGTCGGATGTACAGGTCGTAGCACATTTAATAAATGTGATTGTTGTTCATCTTTTCATGATGCATTAACAGGCTGTCCATCAAAACAAGAGTCTTGGTTGATGTCAAAATGGAGACACAGTAAAGATTTTAAAACACAAGAACATCTATATAATTACTGGTTTGCCAAAGATCATATTCTTAAAACTCATTGTGCGATTCTAGTAGAAAGTCCAGGCAATGTTTGGAGATTAGAAGAAGCAGGAATACATAATTCTCTCGCTTTATTTGGTTCCTCATTGTCAGATAAACAAAAAATTCTATTAGATATGTCTGGAGCATTAACTCTAGTATTAATTATGGATAATGATGATGCTGGTAAAAAAGCTGCAGATATTATTAGAAAGAAATGCTCAAAAACATACAATATCTATAATATAGATATAGAGGCATCCGATATTGGAGAAATGACTATTGATCAAGTAAAACAACACATTACTCCCAGATTAGAAAATATTTATCATGACTAACATAATAGCATTTGCAGGACGAAAGCAATCAGGAAAAACAACATCAGCAGAATTTGTCAAAAATTTATTTGATAGTACTTACAAAATAAATTCTAAGATTTATAATTTTGCAGATCCCCTTAAAGAATTATGTATCGACATATTTGGTTTAGAATATCGTCAATGCTACGGTACAGATGCCGATAAAAATGAATTAGTTGATTGTTATTGGGACAATCATCAATTAACTGCTAGAGAGGTTTTGCAAATAGTTGGCACTGATATGTTCCGTGCTATGCAAAAAAATGTATGGTCTAATACTACTATTAGAACAATTTTAAAAGATAAATTAGATGTAGCATTGATTGCAGATTGTAGATTTCCTAATGAAGTGGATGTGATAAAAAATGCTGGCGGAATAGTAATCAAACTCACTAGAAATCCATATAATTCTAGTCATGCTAGCGAAATGGCTTTAGATCCTGATAAATACGACTCATCGCATTTTGATCTTGTAATAGATAACACAAATATCAATATTACTGAACAAAATAAACTCATTTACAATTTTCTAAAAGAAAAAGGGGTGTTGTCATTATAATTACATATTTTAGAAGCTCTAGTTATAATACCCACTCTATGTGCGAAATGCAATATTTCGGAGAATATGTGCTGGGATGGAGGGGTCCGTCGGGACAAAAAGCCGATAAAGGAACAATAGTACATAAAGTATTAGAAATATTAGCAGTAATCAAAAAAGCGCAACAAGATGGATTATTGTATGTAGATGATGATGTAATAGGTCAAATAGATACGACGAATTATGATCTTAATATTATTATCGAAATGGTATACAAATACTATACCGAAGCTAACAAACACCATAAATGGACAGCAAAAGATTATCGAGACTGTTCAGAATGGGTCTATAAAGCTTTAGAGTTTAATGATGGTATGTTTGATCCGAGAAACAGAACAATACTATGTCCAGAACAACATTTTGATTTTACTATTAACAAAAAATGGGCCGAATATACCTTTAAAACTCCGGATGGAGACTTATCGGGTCAATTAGCTTTAAAGGGAACTATAGACTTAGTAACACTAGCAAACGACAAAACTATCGAAATTGTAGATTGGAAAACCGGAAGAAGATTAGATTGGGCCACTGGACAAGAAAAGACACAAGAAAAACTAGAAAAGGATCCACAATTAAGAATATATCATTATGCTATTAGTCAATTATATCCAGAAATAGATCACATAATTTTTTCTATCTATTTTATTAATGATGGAGGTCCGTTCTCAATATGTTTCGATAAATCCGATCTTGTAGCAACCGAAAATATGTTAAGACAAAAATTTGAATATATCAAACAAACAAAAAAACCAAAGCTAAATAAATCTTGGATGTGCAGCAAATTATGTCATTTTGGCAAGACAAATTTTGAAAATACTGGAATTAATCCAATTGAGGAATATAGAGACAATCAGATTTGTAAAGTCGGATCTATTATGACAAAATGCGAACAAATTCGACACGATATAGACTTGCATGGCATGGACTATGTGGTACAATCATACAAGCACCCTAATCATACATTTGGCAAATATAAAGCTCCCGGATCAACATGAATACTTTTTATACTCCGCTTCATCTACACTCTCACTATTCTCTTTTGGATGGGTTAAGTAAACCCAAACAAATTGTTAATAGGTGCCTAAAGATAGGAGCAAAATCGTGTGCATTAACAGATCACGGCAATATATCAGGAGCTGTTCAATTTCATACAGAAATGAAAAATGCTGGAATTAAACCAATTTTAGGCTGCGAAATATACGTTTGTAATCAAAGTCCAAACATAAAAACAAAAGAAAACTATGACCTGTCTCATTTTTTGTTGTTGGCCAAGAATTATTCCGGATGGAAAACTTTAATCAGGATAGTATCCGAATCTAATTTACCAGATTATTTCTACAAAAAACCAAGACTAGATTTTAATACTTTAGCAAAATTACTGGATGGAAATATTATTGGATTTTGTGGACATCTTGGATCCACACTAGCAGAC